ATAACTTGATAACTTGATAACTTGAACATATATGTCCGATTATTCATTTTTCCACCGAGTCCTCAAATTCAAATTCTATGAAATGGTTGTCTCTTAAATCATCACAGAATTTTTCAACACTTCCAATACTTCCAATGTCTATTATCATACCAAGAGTCTCAATTAATGCCTTTGTCTTTTTAGGGTCATTAATTATTTTTAGCTGAGTCTCTTTTGTCATCATCATTTTTATCGTAATCATTTTTGTCATAATCATTTTTTCACCTCTCTTTTAATGATACCTTTTTCAAAATCGATTCCATTTTTTTCAACATCCTCTTTGACAAGCCGGAGAATGTATTCTGACTGATTGAGCTTGTTTAATGCACAGGCAATTTTGAAAGCAGACAATTCCTCTCCGTTTACAAATGCTGAAATTTTTTTTGTTTTCTTAAACATGAAAACTCCTTTTTTAATTTTTAGGGTATTATATACTAAAAGATTTTTTAAGTCAATAGGTATTTTGATATGCTTGAAAAAAAAAACAAATGTGGTATAAGCAAAGTATGAGTATTGAAATTGTGATGGTTAAAACTAAAAACTTGAAACCAGCAGAATACAATCCCCGTTTGATGAGTAAGCATGATGCCGACCAGCTCGCTCATTCTATGACCGAGTTTGGTGTTGTAGATCCAATCATTGTTAATTCTCACCCGTCGCGAAATAATATAATCATCGGTGGGCATCAACGCTATTACATTGCAAAACAATTAAACTACGAAGAACTGCCTGTCGTATATGTGTCAATCGAAGATATAAAAAGGGAAAAAGAATTGAATGTGCGACTCAACAAGAATGTCGGAGAATGGGATTGGGAAAAACTTGCAAATGAATTTGATGTTGACTTTTTGAAAGAGCTGGGATTCACGGATAAAGAAATGAGTATTGATGTTGCCGAAAAAGAAATCGAAATAAAAAATTGTTTTGAATTGATAATTGAGTGTGAGAGTGAAAATGATTTGAAAGAAAAGTTTGAAGAAATAAAAGACAAGGGATACAAATGTCGACTTTCAATATTTTAAGAAAATCAAAATTACAGAACACTTTTAGAATCAATGCCATCAAAAATATGTTTGATCTTAGTGTGTCTGAAATTGCAGAGAACTTTGTTGGCGAAATTACTTTGGCTGATGATTGGTCAATAGGAGTCATATACGGCGCAAGCGGAACAGGGAAAACCACAATATCAAAAGAAATATTCGGAAAATCATTTGAAAAAAAATATACTGCAAATTCTGTAATAGATGATTTTGGGGAAAAGATTGATTTACAAAAAATAACACAGACTCTTAATTCTGTTGGTTTCTCATCTGTGCCGTCGTGGCTGAAACCTTACAGTGTTTTATCTACGGGCGAAAAAATGAGAGTTGATTTGGCAAGCGCAATTTTGGAAACTCCCGAAAATGAAATAATAATTTTTGACGAATATACTTCCGTTGTTAATCGAGAGGTCGCAAAAATAATGAGCGTCGCATTGAGCAAAACAACCAGAAGAATGAAAAGAAAAATCATACTCGTAAGTTGTCATGACGATATATTGGATTGGCTTGAACCTGATTGGGAATTTAACACAAATAAAATGGAGCTATTAAAAAAAAACGGCAAAGACCAAAAATCAATCTCGAAATATACAAATCCTCAACAAGCGACTGGAAAATGTTTAGCAAATATCATTATTTAGATTCAAGTTTACATCGCGGGTCTGTTTGCTACACGAGTTATATTAACAATAACCCTGTTGCATTTTTGGCTTACATACATCAACCAAATGCTTATAGAAAAAATATAAAAAGAATAACGAGATTGGTAGTATTACCAGATTATCAAGGCATCGGAATCGGGAATAGAACTCTTGATGCAGTTGCAGAAAGTATAAAAAGAAAAGAGAATGTCTGTCATGTTACCACATCTACCCCCGCGTTGCTTCACCCGATGTCGAATAGTAAAAAATGGAAGTGTCTGCATTTCGGGAGATATGGCAATCATACTGTAATAAAACAACGCGGATCTGCAAAAAGAATAACTACATCGTGGGAGTATATAGGTGAAAAGTAATATGAAACACTTTGAAATTATAATCAAGCTCTGGATAATACTCTTTGAGTGCCTTGTAAAAGGCATCAACACTATCAAATCCGTCGGCGGAAATCTCCTCATCAGAAAAGCTATTGAAAGCTCTATGAGAAACAGAATCAATTTCAATCAGCGGACTTTTAAAATTGATAGAGCAAATATCTCCCGACTTATACATAGATTTGGAACGGATGGTTGTGATTTTAGAGCCATCTTTAATTTTTTCAATCCAGTGTTTTTTGAAGAAAATTGTTTTCATAAAAAGTCTCCTTTTTTGTTTATATAAATATATGATACACAAAAATAAATCGGTGTCAAGCAAAAATAATAATCACATGAAAAAAATCTTTATTGATTGGGAAACGGTTGACAAGTATCTTCAGGCGGGCGCAAGCGGGGCTTACTGCGCCAACAAGATTGGTGTTCATGAAAACACATTATTCAAACGAACAAAAAAAGACAAGGGAATGGACTTTTCGGAATATAAAAGAATCCAAAAATGTTTTGGTGATGATAATTTGAGAATCAAAAAGTATTTTGAAGCAATGAAGGGAAATGTAGCTCTCTTAATCTGGGAAGGAAAGCAGAGACTTGGAGAGAGTGATAAAGTTGAGAACAAGAATGATATAAAATTAAACGGTGGACTTTCAATTTTTGAATTGATGCAAAAAGAAAATGAATCCGAGAATACTGATAAGACAAAATCCAAATAGATTTCTGCGCCTCAATGGTGTGGAGACATGGTCAAAGCAAGATGCTATTATTGATGCTGTTTTTAACAATAAAGAAGTTTCCGTGAGAAGTTGTAATGCAATCGGGAAAACATTTACAGCCGCCGCTCTTTCATTATCATTTTTACTCGCTTATGAATCGGCACTTGTTATTACAACTGCGCCGACATACCCTCAGGTTGAGCAGATTCTCTGGAGGGAGATACACAGAATGAATGCACATGCGAAACAACCATTTGTTCCATTTAATAAAATGAATGCGGTGTCAATAAATCTCAGTGAGGATCATTACGCAACAGGTAGAAGCACAAATCTCGAGTCTAACTTTCAGGGCTATCATGACAAAAACATTTTATTTATCGTGGATGAGGGCAATGGCGTCGCGGATGAAATCTTCACCGCAATTAAAGGCTCAACACAAGAAAATGCACATCTGCTTACGATAGGCAATCCCATAGTTCCCCGTGGTTATTTTTACGAGTCATTCAAAAATGATGATGTTGTCAAGATGCACATTTCAGCTTTTGATTCTCCAAATGTAACCGGTGAAAAGAACATCCCTGGGCTTGCCGATATGAATTGGATAAACGAAAGAAAGAAAGAATGGGGTGAAGATTCAAATATATATCAGTCGAGAGTTCTTGGAGAGTTTCCCACAAGTTTTGAAAATTCATTTTTTGTTATTAACTCGGTAGTCTATTGCATGACCCATGAGATACCACCAATGCGCGGGAGAAAGTCTCTCGGCGTGGATGTGGCACGAAAGGGAAATGATGAGACTGTCTTTGTCGAGGTCGACGGGAATGTTGCAACCATACTTCAGCGCTGGTCAAAAAATGATATAGTGGCAATACAAAATTATATAAAGGCATGGCAAAACCAAAACCCCGAAGGAACAATCGGAGTGGATGACTTGGGGGTCGGCGGAGGAGTGACTGATAATTGCAGGGCTGATGATGTCAATGTGATTCCTTTTGTCGCATCCGCAGCGGCGCGCTCCAATCTAATATTCGAAAATCTAAAAGCAGAATCAATGTGGCAATTATCAGAAGCAATTACATCTCACGAGATTATACTTCCGAAAGATGATACCTTAAAAATACAATTCGCCGATATGAGAAAAGATTATTCGAGTAGAGGGAAAATAAAATGTGTTGACCCTGATGATTCGCCGGACATTCTTGATGCACTTAATATCGCCTTCTGGGTCAATAAAATTACGAGCTCAACATTTGAGGTGTTGTAATGTCTATAAAAGATAATTTCAAAAAAATGTTTATAAAAAAAGATTATGACCCGATAATGAAACATGTTGAGCAGAATCCCGCAAGAGATGTATTCCGCTATATGAATCTTGAAAGAGGTGGCTTGATTGAGAATACGCCGCAGAGCATCTCTAATTATTATCGCGGGCTTATTGCTAATATCATTTCAAAAATTAGTTATGATGTCGGAAATAATGTGCCGCTACTATCAAAGTCAGGGAAAGAGGTGAAAGATGATTTAACTTTGCTACTCAGTAAACCTTCTCCGATATTATCATGGCAAAAATTAACGATGCAAACAAATGCATCCCTTGACCTTTTCGGAGAGGCAATATGGTATCTCAGACAGATGCTGTCGGGTGCATTGTATATCGACTTCATTCCAATTTCAAATATAAATATTGAATTTTCCGAAAACGGATACAAATATACTTTGCTCTCAAATGCAAAGTCAGAAAATCTTGACCCGTCAAAGGTTCTTCTTTTTATCACTCCGAATGCGCTTGACCCATATAGAGGATTGTCTCCAATCTACGCGAACAGGGATGAGGTGACTCTATATGTGCAGGCATTGAGATACAGAAAAATTTCTCTTGAGAGTTCCTCAAAAATTGCTGGCTGGATAAAGCCAAAATATCCGGTTACCAAAGACCAGAAAAAACAAATCAAAGCACAGACGAATCTTGATGTAAGCGGAATTGAAAATGCAGGCAAATGGGTTGTAGTTGACCCAGACCAAGAGATGCAAGAACTCGGACAGACCGCATCAGAGCTTGAATTCGCGCAGACATATCCTCAAATAGTTGAGGCAATCTATTCAATTTGGGGCGTGTCCCCCGCAATAATGGGGATAGTAAAGGATGTTAATCGAGCCAACAATGAAGCACAAATGAAGCTATATCAAAGCTCTGTTATAATACCTCGCAGGGATGCTATTGCAAAAACAATCAAAGAAAAGTTGTTCCCAATTTTTTATAGAACAAGTGCAAAAGATTATGATATAAAACTGCAAGGAGATATGATTCTTCCGCTTGAAGAGAAGGTTGTTAAGACTGAATCTATGTCGAGGCAGAAAGCCATTACGATAAACGAAGTGAGAAACGAATTCGGGTATCAGCCGATAAAGAATGGAGATGTTCGAGTGGTATCTTTTACTGACATGGAGCTTCCGCTTGGTTCTGTTAACTCTGCACCAGCAGAAGCAAACAAAGCGTTGACACAAAAAAGTATTATACCAGTAAAAAAAGAAGCGTTCAATTATCCTAAATTTTACAGATCGCATTTGAATTTATTGAATAAAAGTTCGATAACTTTTGAAAAAGATATAACAAGTATTTTTGAAAAGCATTGGCGCGCCATGTTGATCGCAATGTCAAAGACTAAATCCTATAACGGGAAGTCAATGGCAATGAAAGATTTATTTGATATATACTACAACGAGGCAGGTCTTACAGAAGAGCTGACCGAAGCGCAGTTGAAGAACATGCTTGCCATTACTGATACAGGTATCGATTCGTATAAAAATCTTTACGGACTATCTGGTAATTTTGACATGACACACCAGAGAGCGGCGGATGTAATTAAAAAATCTGTTGCAAAATATACGAGCGAAATATCAAAAACGAATGTAAATGAAATCAGAAGAATCATCAATGATAATCTCGCATCAGGTGAGACAGTTGCGGAGCTTGCAAAAAAAATAGAGGATATATTGGGTGGTGATTCTCTGGCGCGTGGAATGCGCATAGGAAGAACCGAGACCAATATGGCATTGAATAAGAGTCATCTTTTGTTGATAGAAGATGCTGGATTTGGATTCAAGAAGTGGTTGACTGGCGGAGACAATGTTCGCAGTTCGCATCTCAATGCCGAAAGAGAAAATACACGCGTGCCTATTGCCGAGCCGTTCGTGGTGCGCAATGATGAAACAGGCAAGACCAATCTTATGTCAGCACCGGGAGACCAAACGGCAGATGTAGAAGAAGTTGTTAATTGTAAATGTGTAAGTGTGGGAATTTTAGAATAGGAGATAATATGCCAGAACTTATTTTCAAAAACATTATTGCCGAAGTTTCGGGAGAGGACAGAGACAAAAAGCAGAGAGATTATATCATCTCTTCCGAAAACGAAGACCTCGACGGAGACATCCTTATTTCCAAAGGATGCGACCTTGAGCTTTATAATAAAAAACCATTCATCTATTATAATCACATCACGAGCGGCCCCGATGCAAAACAGATAGGACGCTCGCTTTGGGTGAAAGACACAGGCGCGAAAATACTTGCGCGTGCGGAATTTAATATCAAAAATGCACTGGCTATGGAGATATACGAGTCAACACCTGATTATTATAACTCGGCATCAGTTGGATTTTTGCCTTGTAACAGAGAAGACTATGAAATCAGGGATTGCTCTTCGAGATACGGATCTATGTATTGGGAATGCGGCGAGAACAAAGGAAGACTAATAAAAAAATGGAAACTTATAGAGTGGTCGGTTCTCTCGGCAATACCAGCCAATTATGATTCGGACATTATCAAGTCGATAAAGTCGCTCAGGCAAAAGGGACTGGAACTCACGGCAAAAGAACTTGAAAAGCATATAACTATATTGCAGATAACAGAGGAGTTAAAATCCGCGAAAGAAGAAATAGCGGAAATGGTCGCTAAATTTGAAAAACAAAATGAAACGATTGATGATATTAAAAAACATATAGGAATTTTGATGCAGACTAAAAGAGCGAGCGAGTCTGTGGAAAAAGTCGCAGAGAAGATAGGCAATAATAATTCTGCCGAGAATTTAATTGCTGGAGTCTTTAGCGAAATGATCAAAAAAGAAATAAACAAGGAGTAAAACAAATGAAGAAGACAATGATAATCATTCTCTTGACACTTCTTTTCTGCATGACGGTTGAAGCGTCATGGATGAGAGATCAGGGAACGATAGAGCTATTCTCGGATACCGTGAAAGGCTTGGTTGATTCAACAGCAACGAAAGGTTCGTTCCGATCAAATTCTAATTTCTATCCGAAAAATATAAGAATCGCCGCATTCGTAGATACGCTGACAGACAACGATTCCTGCGACATCGATATAGAAATGGCCGTCAAAAATAATACAATCGGAGCGTGGACAGCATATACATTGATAGCAACCTTGACAACAGATTCTCTTGAGACTGTCAAGATGTATGATATTCCAGCTTTTGTGTCTGACAACATGATTGCATTTGACAGCCTAAAGTTTTTGATCGACGGAGATACAAATAACGATGCATCCGCAGGAGTCTTGGTGAATTTATGGCTTCTGTGGGGTGATGACGGTTATTAACAGTAAAAAAAACAAGGAGCAGAAATGAGTGAAAAGATTGAAATCAAAACACCTACCGGAGACCCCGCAAAGGTCACAACGGAAAAAATTGAACAGATAACGCTTACAAAAGATGCGTTTGAAGAGCTTACAAAAAAGCAGTTTGAATCTCAGAAGAAAGAACTCGAGGCACAGATAACAAGAGAAATCGAGCTGAAGTATGCAAAGACAACAGCTCCTCTCGCACAGATGCCTGACCCAATGGAAGAGGCAATCAAAGCCGCAGTGCTTGGATTCAAGGGAAAGGGTGAGAGGGAAGTGAACATAAAGGCCAACCGACCTATATATTCTTATCAGAAAACTCTCGACCCGCAGGCAATAGCATCAAATGGGGCAGGACTTTACACCGTCCCAAGTCATATCGTGCCTGAGATTTATCAGGTCATCGGAAACTACGGACTCAGAAGCGAATGCAGATTGATGATGTGGCCCGAAGGATTCGGAGACGGCTCATTCCCGACAATCACAACGAAGCCGACAATAGGCATCGGCGGAAGAGAGGATACAATATCCGATTCAAGAAACACCATCGGATATGTCTCCGTGACATTCTACAGGTTGTCAGTGATTTATCCGATAACCGAAGCATTGCTTGCGGATTCAGCGATCAGAGCGTGGTTACCGCTGATAATGCAGACTGTCGGCGAGCAGATGAGAAGATATGAAGACGATTACATCATCAATGGCAGTGGTTCTTCACAGCCGAGAGGTATTGTCAACCTTTCTTCTATCAACACCGTCTATCTTGGCAATGCTTCTGATTCGGGGAAGACATCATACTTGCAGATACAGCCGGAAGATGTGGTAAACTGCGAATCCGCAGTTGCGGACTTCACGGAGGAGGGTGCTTCATTCTTGTCTCACAAAGCGGTTCACAATGCAATAGTGACATCAAGAGATACACAGGGAAGACTCAACTATGATGCGCAGGTAATCAATCCCACAGCATTCGGTGTCGCAATGAAGAAGCATTCACTCGTTCCTCATACGGACGGAGCAGGTGCGGCAATCGGAGTTTACGGAAATCTTAAAAACATGTTCTTTGCGCAGAAGGGCGAAATGAGAGTCAAAGTTGCAGATCAGGCAACCATTGATTCGGTCAACCTTTTTGAGAAAGACATCCTCGCATATAAGTTCATTAACGATGTCGCAATCGTTTCAATGAATGATGATGCATTCGCAGTATTAAGATGCGCAAACAGCTAAGAAATAATAACAAAGTGGGGAGATTTCACTCCCCACTAAATAAACAAGGAGATATTATGCAAGAAGGAATCAAGGAATCAAAAGAAGAAATCAAGGACGATGGCTTGAGAACATACAAATGCAAAGCTGGAGTCAAGGGTGTGATATGGATAAGACATGCGGGATGCAAGGTTGTGGATGGCACAGTCATCAAGATGAATCCTGAGTATGCACCACTTTGGAAATCCGTGCTTGAAGAAGTAAAAGGAAAATGACGCTTGACTTTTTAAGCGCATATAAGACCGATAAGCGGATATCATCTACAACAGATGATACCCGCTTGTCATCTGTATTACAGATGGGCATCGGGTTTATCGAAAACTGGTGCAATAGAAAACTCGAGAAAATATCTCGCATAGAAACCTTCACAGGCAACGGCGAGACTTTTCTACAACTGCACGCGCTGCCGATTGATTCGACTGTCGCAATCGTGGCAACTGATGATGGCGAGACAATCGACTTGACAGATACCGACACTTATAAGATTGATTATACAAACGGAAGAATATACAAACTATCAGGCGGATTCTTTTCTTCTCACGAATCAATCATCATCACATACACTGGCGGATACACTACCACTACAATGCCCGAAACATTGAAGGCGGCGCTGTATATGTGGGTCTCAAATCACGATTCAAGAAACGGATTCAACACGCTTCAGGTCGGAGAGTCTCTTATACTCAACAAAGAAAACGAAATAATGCAACTTTTAAGCCCATATAAAATATACGAATGAGCATAGATTTCAAGGCGCTCAATAAAATGAGGAATATCGTAGCCTCTGTATCAGACAAGAAAATGAACGGATGCACAAGACGCGCAGTAAGAACAACCTCGCTCTGGCTGGTCGAATATATAAAAGAAAATAAGCTGACTGGTCAAGTGCTTAATGTCAAGACTGGAAAATTGAGGTCAGGAATGACATCGAAAGAAAAGAAGACGGATGGAAGTATTCGTTTTGAGATTACGCCCACCGTGAAATATGGAAGAATCCATGAGCTTGGCGGAGTTATAAAACCCGTAAGAGCCAAAAGATTATTTTTCAAAGTCGGTGGTTCTTTCGTAAGCGTCAGCCAAGTGACAATTCCCAAGAGGTCGTATATGCTCTCTTCGGCAAAAGAAACGCTTGGAGATATGAGTGCAATTTTCACAAGACAATTAAAAGTAGAAATAGAAAAGGAATTGAAGAGCTTATGAGTATAAAAAAAGATATTTTTGATGCGGTTTATACTCGATTGTCAACGGCGACATTCACATTTCCGACGGGGACAGGTTCGGTAACATATACCCCGCAGGTGATAAAAGGAATCGGCAATTATAACACAACGAAATTTGATCTCATGTATGGTGAGGGTGATTCGCGATTGATTGAAGATAATCTTTGGGAAACAGATTTGATTATATTCGCTCTTTTTGATGCAGGAGAAAACATGGGACAGGTTGACGCTCTCCTATCCCTTGAGGAAATGGTGCTCTCTTTAATGTTGAGAGACCCTTCGAAAAGCTTGGGCGGTGTATGCTCGCACATCTATTGCTCAAGTATAGATATGATTTTAAACGCTGATGACCAAGTAACGATAAAAGGAAAACGATTTGTCTTTAAAATTACTTACATCAATCCAATATAAATAAGGAGATAATATGACGGCAAAACTTGAAGAAGTAAAACTACTCGGAATCGGATATGTTCTCGATCCAATAAACGAGAACGAGTTGGTTTCGTTTGATGAGTTTATGATTACTCAGACACTTGAAAATTACAAGTATAAAAAAAGTGACTCGACAGATCAGGGATCAATTCCCATAGGAGCGGACTGGTCTTTCAAGTGTACTTTTAAGGGCATCAACGCGGCTCTCATGCAGAAGATTGTGGGCGGGACTCTTGCCACTACTGCAAACGCCGATATTCTGATGGAAGGCTCTGGTACTATTCCAGCGACAACTCCATTTACTGCAACGCTTGATCATATTCCTATCATGGGGTCAACGGAATATTCTTTCAGAATTTGGAAAATAGATTCCAATAGCAACATAGATTACTTTGAGCGAGTTACTGGAACTCCGACAACGGGTCAGTATGCAATCAGCGGAGCTGGATTAACATTCGCGGAAGCCGATGCTGGAATCTCATATTACTACAAAGGATATTATGCTGGCTCGAGTGACGCGTCTTCGATAACCATTGCTCCCACTGATGATCTGCCCGGGCCGCTTACATTCAAGGCGGTTCTTGTGGCTGTGACAAATGGAAATAAGAGAAAGAGTATTTCCGTTCTCATGAAAAATGTTCAGCGCACAAGTCCATTCTCTCTTGGAGGTCCGGTGCAGGAAATCGCGAAGTTCACGTACGAGGGCGACATCTCTGTTATTTCATCCGGCGACATAGTGATAAAGTTTCAGAATCCTTAATCGAAATTAAACAAGGCGGGGATAATATCCCCGCCATATAATGGAGGTATGAAAATGAAAAGTTATGAAGTGGACGGAAAAAAGTACAAACAGAAACCATTAACTCCCTATCAGCTCGTTAAACTATTGGATATTTTTGATGATATGAAAATCGAAAATATTGGCGAAATGAAGACTGTTGACTTTATTAGAGCTTTCGCCGCGCGCATGGGAGACATTCTTGCTATTATTTTGATGAAAGAAGACGGAGCTTTTGTTGAAATAGAAACAGCAGATGAATTACAAAAGACTGTCGGAATGGATGTTTTGGTGGAAATGATTGAAGATTTTTTTACTTTCAACGGCATCATTCAATTATTCGGGATGATGTCGCGGATAAAAGTTCAACTCCCGAAATCTCCCGTACCAATAGAAACAAAAGAAACGGGATTATCAAAACCTGCTGGAGCTTAGCGGGAAATGATTATATGACATTCAAAAAAATATTTTTTGAAGAATCAATAAACGAAATTAGCGCAGTAGTGGAGATGGTGCATATTGCTATGATTGCACCTGATATAGAAGAAAAAATATCTTTGAGTGAAAAAGAAAATATTATTAAAGCCTTAAAGGAAATAAAATAATGGCAATGAATGTTGGCGATGTTATTCTTGGACTGGAAGCAAGACTGAAAGGTTTTGATACTGCAATAAAAGAGATGTCGGCTGTTGAGGCAAAATCAAAAGCACTTGAAAAAACAATCAATAATGCTCTTAATGCCTCGCTTTTGACTCTTGCCGGAACTATCGGAATGTCAGTCAAGAGATTCGCAGATTACTCGGAGCAGATAGATAAAATTGCCATTCAAACAGGAATGACAAGAGAGGCGGTTCAAGAGCTAAACTATGCCGCCTCACAGGAAGGTACAACGATAGAGCAGGTTGCTATGGGATTCAAGTTTTTGGCAATGTCAATGCAAAATTCATTGTCGGGGCAAGAAAGCTATCAGCAACTTTTTAGAGAATTGGGTGTATCTCTTACGGATGTAAACGGAAAGACAAGAGACATCACATCCGTTTTCTATGATGTTGCGGATGGACTCAATACAATAGAGGACGGGACTAAAAGAACGGATGCTATAATGCAGTTATTCGGTCGTTCAGGGATAGACCTTAATCTTATTCTTAAAGCTGGGTCTTCAGGGTTGAAAGAATATGCCGATACCGCAAGAAAACTCGGACAAGTAATAAGCTCTGATACGATAAAGCAGGGCGAGGCAATGGGGGATGAGTTTTCAAAAATGCAGAAGACCCTCGATGCCTCAATGATGAAGATTGCGGTTGAGGTTATGCCGACACTATCAAAACTGGCAGATACTATCAGCACTGTTGTAAGCAAGTTCAATGGATTCTCTGAAGTGATAAGACAGGGAATATCTATTGCTCTTGCGGATGCTCAGACAAAATTAACTTCTTTTTTATTTTCGCTTGACAAATATAATGTCAGCATGAAAGATGCTACAGCCAATACGGGCTCGCTTACAACGGCGACAGGGCTGATGATGAAGGGCGCATTTGACCTTGGGAGCATTCTTTTCTATGGCACAAAGGCTTTGATGGCATGGACTCAAGCGCAAAATGATTCTGAGGCGGCGACTCGCTTAATGAAAGAGCAAACAGAAGACGCTCAAAAAGCGGTTGAAGAAATGATAAAAGACAAGAAGCTCGACGGACAAGTATCCGCAGACCAATTCTCGCTTTTAGAAAAAATGCAGATTGCAATATTGTATAGAAATCTTGCCAATAATCAGGCATTGATAGAGGAACTTGGAATTGATCAAGACAGAATAAATACTTACGAAATGCTTTACGCGATTACGATGAATACCAATGAAAAAAATAATGAAATTAAAACTATAAAAGAAGATATAGTAAAATTGGAAATAGATATTACGGATGAATTGGATAAACAATTTCAACTGGAAACAATGAAAACCGAAGCGACAGGGAGATCTATTAGAAGTCTCAGAACTATATCGGACAACGCTGGGAAGACTGCGGAATCTACTAAAATGATAACCAACACAACGCTTGACTGGGGAATGGCGCTCGGAGCAGTAGATTCCACATTGTCCTCTATATTGGATAAGAGTCAGTCAACAGGAGATAAATGGAAAGAGATACTTGCGAATTTGTTACCAGCTCTCGGCGCAATTATAGGAACACTGATAGCGCCCGGAGTCGGGACAACAGTCGGAGCAGGAATCGGATCGGTTGCAGGAACATTGGTTGGCGGGCTGAATACTGGCAATATGTCTGCGCCAATCAATATCAATGTTTCTTCCCCTGTTTTCTCTGACACAGAAGCAGTCGAGATGACATTCAGACGGGCAGTGAGAAAGGGAATAACATTATCAAATTCAGGGGCAATAAATGTCTAAAGCATCAAAGCTATTTATCAGACTAAACAATGATGCTTCATACGATTATGATATTGCAGGAAGTATTGATAATATATGCCTTCTGTCGGATTCTTGGCAGTGGAACGGATTGGCGGGAAATAAATTTAGAATATCTGTAGTTGACAAATTCAGCGGATTGTTTGCTACATTCGCCATCTCGACATCCTGTGATATATATTACAGAGAAGAAGATGTTGACGGTATAACCGATACGAAAGTATGGTCTGGGTATGTAGTAAAAGAATCTTTACAGAGAATGAATTATGAATTACAGTTTGATGTGGTTGACAAATTCATTGACCTTGTGAACACAACAGTTGACTATGCCACGGTTGGAACTGATACGGATAACGCCGGATATAAGCAGTCTAATTTTATTGAATTGACAACGGCAATAAAGTCGGCAATGAGAGATGCTTCTTATTCGTTCGACTGGGAATATCCGACAAATACAACCTCGCTTCACAGAGTGATGTTTGCTAATGATTTTGGCAATGAAAGAATTGTAGATATTTTTTATTCAAAAGCATTGAATTACACAATAATAGCAACAGAGTATTCGGTTTGGATATTAAAGTATTATGAGGGCGAAAGCTCGATGTATGGCGGTTCTTGGATGCTTAAAAAGATTTACACTTCAAGTATAAAAATATATAAGTTTGTTTATACATTTCAAGGCGAAGCGGTTTCTCATAGCGGCTCTTATGATTATGTCTATCTGGAAACACAGAGTGAGCCGACTGGTTCTATAAACGAAAAGCATTGCGGATTTATAATCCGATTAAGATATTATGCCTCAACATTTCAATTCAAAGATGCGCCTGCAATGTTTGCCACCGATAATACCGACCCTGACAATGCCACGCCTTATGCTGATGGTGGAAAGTATATCGTGAGCGGAACTCCAGTATTGAAGTTTGCGGCAAGTGATGCAGAGGTGATGTATTGTGTAATTAAAAAAGATACAGCGAAAGATTTATCTGCATTCCGGACATATTTTAATACGGATTATTCAAATGGGATATGGCAGAGAACTCTATTGCTCTCTATTTCAGGGTCAATTATGCCTTATTATGAGCAGGTAGATTCAAAGTGGGTTATAATTGTAATCTATAATTCCACACAGGCATTGATTGATTCTACAGACTTATCTGATATTACAAGTGGCTATCGTTTTACTGGATTTGATAATCTGAATAGAGTTAATAAAACGGTCGCAATGTGGCATTCGAACGGCACGGATAAAGTTCAATGGTCAAATGATTTGAAAACTATAAAAATGTATTCAATATCATTTTCAACAGATACATTCACTGCGACATATAAAGCGGTCGGAATAACAGAGGAAAATTACGGGATACTTACAAACGCAGGATTTTCAAGGTTGACAACAGTGCAGAGATTCACGGACGGGACTGCATCTGTTGTTACAACTGATATAGAGACAAACGATAAGTTTCCCGAGATAGATTATGCTCTTCCATTCTTGACTTATATCGATACTGGGGTTTATAAATTCAATCTATTATTTCACAGCACAACACATTCGCATCATTTTATAACGCTATATGGCACTGACACCCGCCTTTATATTACTGATAATGCGGGGGTGCAGAACGGCTCTATTTTTGATTTGATTGTTAATTATGGAAAGCCCGTCGGAATGGTTTGCAGATATAATCTAACATTGAATAAATGGGAGTTTGTCAATTATGATTATGCCTCGACACTGCATCTACTCGATTCGGCACTGATAGATAACGGAGATATTATAGAAAACTATTATCAGACCGATTACAAAGAAGAATTTGTAATAAAAACACCATATCGACTGATAAGCAAAAACGGATATGGGAAAAAAGTAGTTTATACGGTCTCAATGGAAGGCGACTGGCAGGGCATTTTCACAGCACTTGCGATTTATTTTACAACGCGGCGCACTCAATTTTCATTGAGAATATCAGG